GGCAGTATTATGAGATAGTCAACATTCCGGGCGAAGGCTGGCTGCGTGAATCTGACGCTGAGTGCCTATTTTGAGGAGGATTAAAGATGGAAGAGCTTAAGAGATGCCCGTTTTGCGGTAAGAATGCAGTTTACATTGGCGTGTGCGATGATGAAGGAAACTTTCATGGCCGCTTAGGATGCGAGTACGAACAAGACCCGTGGAGCGGGCTTTCTTATGACTTGCATCACGAAGGATGGGGCAAATGTATCCTTTGCACGGATGGAGACAATCAAAGCATGGGTGGCGTGCTATTTGACACGGCAGAGGATGCTATCGAAGCGTGGAACAAACGCTACAAAGAGGATTGAATATGGAGCAGGAACACAAGCCGAGAACATCAATGATTCTTCTGCTGAAACACGTTCATGCTATGGACGAACTGACAGACGAGGAATTTGGAGCATTCGTCCGCAACTACGCACAGTATGTTGAGACTGGACTTGAGCCAGCATACGACAACGACCGTGCTATGCGGATGCTCTGGAAAGTTGTTAAGGCGTTCGATGATATGAATGCGCAGAAAAGGCAGGAGCGAATCGAGAAAAACAGACGGAGCGCAAATAAGCGTTGGAACGATGAAAAATGCAAGTGCATACAAACGCATACTAATGATGCAAACGCATACACTGGTATGCAAAATATGCAAATGAATGCAAACGATGCCTTATCTGTATCTGATTCTGTATCTGAATCTGACAAAAAAGAAAAATGTGAAAAGAAAAATGCCAACGAAGTAAAACGCTTCAAAGCACCGACTGTCGAGCAAGCCAAAGAATACTTTGCGGATAAAGGCTACATGGAATCAGAAGCAGAGCGGTTTGTTGACCACTTCACGGCAAATGGCTGGAAAGTTGGCAAATCGCCTATGAAAGACTGGAAGGCTGCTGCACGAAACTGGATGCGTAACGTGAAGGACTGGAACGGTGGCTATCAGCAGACAATGGCTGAATTGCCTGACGAGGGAGACTTTCTGCGGTGAATATTGAAAATCAGACCCAATACATCCTGCTGGGGGCAGTCCTCACGTTCTCGGAATATGCCGATGTGCTGCAAGACCTTAAAATCGACGATTTCTGCCCTGAACTGCGTGATACATTCGCTGCCATTTGTGGCTATTGGGAACACAACGACAAGTGGAACCCGGTAGAAGTCATGGGGCGGTACGATAACTGCAAGAAAGCAATGGGTGAATGTCTGGATGCCTTCGGTGCAGAGTTCATCCGCAACGTCACTCACGACATGATGCTTGGATGGGCTGGAATCGTCAAGGAAAAGGCGGCATTGTCCAGAGCCAGAGAGATTGCATTCAAAATCGTTGATGGCTCGACCAGATATGCAGACCTGACAGGCATTTATGAGCAGCTAGGCGAAGCTATAAACCTGCACAACGAGAGAAGCGATTTCATCCCGATGTGTGACGGCATAGACAATTACATCCGCAAGCTAGATGATAAGCCGGAGTATATCAGCACAGGGCTTAGAGTGTTGGACAACAACTTGCATCTTGTGCCGGGCAACTTCGTTGTGATCGGCGGCAGACCATCTGCCGGTAAAACAGCTCTGTCCTTGCAACTTGCCTGTGAAATAGCAAAAAACGGACGCAAGGTGGCGTATTTCAGCCTAGAGACCGACCCGGACACGCTCTATGCTCGTATTATCGCAAACCAGCTAGGCGTACCGCTGCACACGGTCAAGAACAAGACCGTCAGCATTAACGAGCTTGACCGGCTGGCGGCTATCAAGAAATATCCGCTATTCATCCGCTCTGCCGCTGGTAAGAGCGTTGGGTGGATTAGAACGCAGTCCATCAGGATGCAAGCTAAAGTGGTTTTCATTGACTATTTGCAGCTTATCCATCAAGCCGGAGCGAAAGACCGATACAGTGCCGTTACGGAGATCAGCATGGCACTACATGAGTTCGCACAGTCCACGGGAACGCTGGTGGTAGCCCTTGCGCAGCTCAATCGAGAGACCGCAAGAGCAGGCATCCCACCGACCGCCGCAGACTTGCGAGAATCCGGGCAAATCGAGCAGGACGCAGATGCAATTATCCTGCTGGCGCAGAACGTGACCACAAAAAAGCGACCAGAGCCGCATTATCACTTTGCGCTTGAGAAGAACAAAGAGGGCAACGTGGGGTCGCTGGACATCACGTTCCAGATGGAAACTCAGCAGTTCAAAGAATGCGTGTGGATGTAACGAGAGGAGAATAAACATGAAATACCGCAAGAAGCCAGTTGTTATCGAGGCATTCAAACTTAATGCACGAGGCCTTGTTGGAGAAGATTGGTTCTGGAATGCAGTAAGTAGCAATGAGATTATCACGCATGATTTCGGAAAGTTTCACGATGACCCTGCGTGGTGCGAGATTAAAACGCTCGAAGGGACTATGATTGCTAGGACTGGCGATTATATCATTCGTGGCGTAAATGGCGAAATCTACCCGTGTAAACCTGACATTTTCGAGAAAACATACGAAGCGATTGAGTGATAGTAGCCTAGCATCGTTTCTGCGCTCGTATCTTCACGGTAGAATAGGCAAGAAAAACAGATAACATGGTCTGGGCGATAAAGTTACCGTCTGAACCCAATAAATATTTTTTATCAATCAACAAACGGAGGAAAACGATTATGAACATCACTCGACTGGAACAAGAGACCATCGTCAACTTCAATGCAGCGGAAGATACTGCATCGGTTTATACCGCTGACCCGGTGTATATGCGCAAGCTTGACAAGCTGTGCGAACGTGAGCCTGCATCGTACAAGCTGGTCAAACAGGACAAGGACGGTAAGTGGTATGAGATGCCCAAGCGACTGGTTCGGTTTGCAACCACAAGAATTATGACGGACGAACAAAAAGAAGCGGCTGCGGAGCGTATGCGCAAGATGCAAGCAGCAAGATGCAAGCAGACAGCAGAATTCAAATCTCCGCTATAATCACCAATTAACAAATGGAATGAAAAGCATGGAATGGTATCAGGTAGTAAAACTACCCTCTGCGACTATTCCGTGTTTTTTTTTTCGTCTGTTATTTATCTAGAGAAAACGGCAAAGTCTGATTTTGAGCAGAAACCGTCACGATCAAGTGGCGGTTGGGCTAATATGGCTACGACTATAAGCGTGATGCGTTTGCATGCAAGTGGATGCACATGATGCGTTCGCATACCAATCTTCCTCTCTTCCTTCCTTCTTCTTCCCCCCTATAACCCCCTATTATTATCTATCTATCTCTCTATCTCCCTTCCATGAAATAGACAAGCTATTTCATGTCCCCACGCCAAGATGAAAGCTACACCGTTAGCCAACAGGGCAGACCGTAGGCGAGAACTGGCGTGAGATTCGGGCTGGTGGATGGTCTACGACTATTTCACATGGAGAATTAACTTCATTTTGCAGTCGGTTGGATATATAGAAATGTTGCATTAACTATTCATAGCGAAATACTATGGATTGAATATAATACCATAGCGAATTACTGGGAATTAAATCGAGCAGGGACAGACCGAATCGGATGGTACGAGTTATTATACGAAATAATCAGTGATTATCGGGGATATATCGGGGATAACTATATCTGTATACTATAATAAGTACGGTTGTTATACGAAATAGATATAACTAGCGGAGGAATATATTATGCGAAATTGGAACGAGAGGTGATTTTTGGAGTGGTCGGATGACTTAGCGACTATCGCACCTCTCTTTTCCTAAAAGGCAAACGACTATTTCACACAAAAAATACACGACTATTTGACGATGGTTCGCAAGAAAACGCTACGACTATTACTCTACGACTATCAGCGGACAGTTCGCTGCTATACGATATATAGGACTTTCAAAAGCTAGTCGTCTGACGACTTTACGACTATTCCACGACTATTTTATTGGAGAAACTACGACTATTCCAGCCAGAACGCTACGACTATTGCTGACCTCTATTAGCTATCGGGCGAAAGCCCGAAAATAAATACGGCGAGAGCCGCCAATGGTTCCGCGCCGCCCGGTGGACTGTCCCGCCGGGTGAATGGTGCTAGGCTGACCGGGTACGCCCTGACTGCTGACCGGTGCCAGATTGCAAGCCGCCGGGCTGGCATGGTCTGCGGTGTGCGCACCCTTGCACTCTTATATACCTTATTATAATAGTCGGCTGTGCTGACCTGTACAGCGTCCGGGCGTGGCGGTGGTATCTCTTGTATGCGCTGGAGGTGCTGCGGCGCTGTGATACGCTCCAACGTGGCGTAAGCTGCATTTTATCCGCTTGTGTCGGTCTGGTATCTGCGGCGGTAGAATGGGGCAAATTGCAGGAAAAGCGCCTGTAAAGCCATGCGCGCCGTTTTGTAGCGTGGGCGGTATAATTTGCATGGACGTGATAAAGGCCGCTATAAATGCTTGTGTGTGGCTCATGCGCCGCCGGGCAAAACAAAAGCCCTGCATCCTCAGCAGATGCAAGGCAAAAGAAAAGCACCCCCACGAGGGANGATGCAAGGCAAAAGAAAAGCCCCGCCACGTGGGCGGGGTGGAGATTATTTATTTTTTTCTTCAAGGTCTGCAAGGGCGGAGCAAAGCTCTTGCGCTTCATCCTCTGTTAGGTCGTATTCTGCGCGGAGCTGGTCAGCGTCTGCGCTTTTCCATCCTCCATCATACAGGGCGGCGGCACTGCTAGAAACGTCTTTTAACATGGTTTTCCCTCTTTTCCGGGCTTTTACCCTTTTTTACAGTATAGCATATCGCAAGCCCTAAAAACAGGACTTGCAAGAAATATTTTTGTCCTTTTGGGCTGGGGCGGGGTTGCTTTACGGTGCAGCCCCGCTAAAGTGTCCGGGCGGTATCACTTGGATGCCTTAAACAGCGCAGAGAAAAACCAGAAGAAAAACAGGATACAGGACAGAATCACAACTTGCACCCCCCAATGGCTGCATATTTGAGCGCAGATGCAAGATAGCTATACTTTTTAGGAGCGTGGGCGCTGTCCGTGTAAACGTACCAGTTGCGCACAGCGTCTTGTTTGACTGTGCAGCCATTGGCGGCTATAAACGTTACAACGGCATCATGTGCAAGATTTGGCTCTATTTGCCGATACTCTTGCAGAATGTGCGGCACCGTGTTGTTATGGGACGTATAAGACGGGCGGATGCCTGCAAAACGAATTTGCATAATCATGTTATAACCTCCATTATACCACGCTAAACCGCTTGTATGTGGTGCGCTTGCTGCACTCGGCGTAAATATCCGGGTGCGCTGCCTGTAAAAGCTTGCTATCAAGTCGGACGCTTTGCACGTCCTTGTAAATGGCCTTTGCAGTGCCCTGCACCATTTCCGGCGCACCGTGCATCATGTCGATGATTTCAGCCTTTACGGCATCATTCATTGCTTCTAATTCTTCAATCAATCGCTTGTTTTCGCGGTATGCGTTCACTTTTTCTTCAAACGTGGTCATTTTTTAGTCCTCCTTATTAGCTGTTGAAAAATGCGATCATAACGAGTGCGCCGGAGATCACGCCGCCGATGTACCAGAGGGCTGCCCACTGGGAAAAGTCCAAAGTGATCATACGTTGCACACCTCCCGAACAAATTTCATCTGCAAGCTGTGCAAGCGCGCCGCCAGCTCCTCGGCGTTCCACAAATCCCGGCGCATTTCCCGCGCCCGCTTTTCGTAGAGGCTGACCGTTTCGCGGTCGGGCTTGATGTTTCCAAAGGGACGGTACCCGGTGCAGATTGCAACGCCGGAGGCGATCGGGTAAATATCGGCGTTCCAACCGTATGCACCGGCAGTGTAGGCGGCGGGGTCGTCCATGCACAGCATATTCTGCGCATCGCAATAGCTTACTTGGATAATGGTCGGATACTGGGATTTAATATCTCGCATGGTTCCTTTTGTCTTCATGGTTTTGTCCTCCTGTTTTGGTTCAATGTGGTTTGTTCTTGTTTGTGCCTTTATTATACTATCACTAGGGTGGTAAGTCAAGTACTTGATAGCAAATAACTATCACAAGATATACCAAAAGATTTATGTGATAGTTGTGCATATTGCTATCACTAGACCATGCCTGTGATAGAGCTATCACAATACGCATGATAGATGAGTTGCCCGCCATCCAGCACCCGCCCACCGTCCCGATCTGCCCGGCGTGGTATGTCTGGTATAGAGTGCAGACCGCCGCAGCGTGTCCAGCGTCCGGGCGTGTGTGTCGGTGCGCCGCTTCTTGCATGGTCTGCCCTTGCATCTGGTACGGCCTGCCCGGTGTAGTCCTTCCCGGTGCGCTGGATGGGGCAGGGGTGCACCGGCGGGGTATACAGCCGCCGCCCAGCCCCGCCCGGTCAGTCTTTCAACCACCGAAAAAATAAAAAAGGCTCAAAACACACCCCCACCCATATCTCAAGTTCCAAAAATTTCCCGCAAAAACAAAAAGACCCCTACAAAGGGTCTGTGTTCTGTGCTATACTTGCCTTACAAGCCTTGAAAGGGAGGAATCTGTAATGAACCAAAAGAATGACAAGAACAAAGAAAAGAGAGAAAAGAACGAAAAGATTGCCGCTTCAATATGGGGCATTATTATCGGCGCTGCTCTTTTGGTTTTTGGTGTGTATCTTATGGCACATGGTATTTCAAGCGTTATATAAAATTTTGGCCAAAGAAAGGAAGAATCAAAAATGAGAAAGAGAATCATTGCGGCGGCTCTAGCAGCAGCTATGATGCTTGCTATGCCTATTAGCGCAATGGCAACTGCAAAGCCTGATGAATGGTCTGCTCCCGTTGAGCTGGAAGAAACTAACGCAACGCAAGTTCAGCCAATAAACATTAAGGAATCCCATAGTCACCTTGAAACCAAGTACGAATACGGAAAAACGAGATACTATGTCTACTACGCTGTACTGGTTGAGAATACGTACCCCGATTACGCCGTTGATTTTGTATCTCTAAAGGCCTCTGTTTTTCGGTTCTGACGGTTCAGTATTAAAAACCGATGAACAAACCCTCGACTGGATTGCAGAGGGAGACTCTTATTGGTACGCTGGATATGTGTCGTTTGATTCCGAAGGCATTACTCCAACCAGAATGGAATACACTATCACTGCAAACGAGCGGAATTTCCACAAAGCGAGCGCATCCAATCAGGCTATTCGTGCTGGTGAACTTTCCGTCACCAATGTTTCTAAACGCGGCTCTGGGTACGATCTGCGTTACACAGGTCAAATTACAAACAATAGCCAGTTCACAAGCAACTGGATAAAAGTTATCGTCATTTATAAAATGAAAGACACCGAAGGAAACGAAGTCCCTGTGGGTGGCGATTGCACATACATAACCGATGCACTTCCGTCTGGGCAAACAACAACATTTGAACTTTATCCATCGTCCGGGTTTGTTGGATATAGCTCCTACGAAGTCATTGCTTTGCAGGATTGACCCATAACACAAAAAGCCAGCGGCTAGATGCTCTCTAACCACTGGCTTTTCTTATGTGCTATTTACTGTTCTGGATAAATAGTCGGTTCGTGTGCTGCTCCGTGCTTTGCCATTTCAAGCATACAATCATTGTAGCCGATGGCATGGCTGCTAGTACAGAATCCTTTTACGCATGATTCAACGGCAAAATAAATATTGTCACGTTCTTTCTTTTCCTCGTCTGTAAGATTGTCCTTTTCCGGCATCAGAATAGACAGAGCGAGACCGAGAGCTTCAGACCACTTCTTCAAGTTCTCCTGATGTTTCTTGTTTTCAGCTTGTAGCCGAAACACTTCCTTCAAATAGTCCATCAGCACGTCTCCATTCTGATTTGCTCGCCAACAGGCAGATAGCCCGCTTCTTTGAGCTTGCTGTAAATGAACTTCTGACCGGCTCTCGTCCAGCGAGTGACCTCTTTCGTCTTGCCGTTTGGCAGTTCGATTGGATGCCCGACAACGTATCCGTTGCCAAGATATTTCTTGTAAGGAATCCACTGCTTATTTACAACGTGCTGGATGCCCATTTCTTCAAGAATCTTGTTCGACTTCCGAGCGGTCAGGCCGTAGTTCATAGCAATCTGTGTGGTAGTCAGGCTTTCGTCAGAGAGTAGCATCGCCTTTGCGTAGTCAGAATCAGGCTTCATCTTGGCGTTTTCCGCTTCCAGAGCCTTTACCTTCTTGCGCTCCGTGTCGATAACACTGTTTGCAGCGATCAGAGCGCGGCTCAACAGCATCTCTGTTGATTCAGGCTCCGGGTTGGTAAGCTTCTGCTCCATCTGATTGAAAGCGTCAATGTACTTCAGTTTCCATTCAAGGGCTTCCTTGCCGGTGAATCCCATAGCAAGGAGCGTAAACCCATCGCGATTCATCAGATACTCAGGTAGCGCTTTGTTTTGGACTGAAAGGTACTCCGATTTGAAGAACATAGAGGACAGTCCAATTTTGGGCTCTCCTCCCATCAGGTTTTCGATGTCGCGAAGAACGTGCTTGTGCTCTTTTCCAAAGTTCTCCGCTACTTCGCGGCTGGACACGACAACCTGTCCGTTCTCACTGATAAGATTGATAGCATATTTAACCTTTTGTTCCATAAAAACTCCTATGGTTCTTGCGGAACAAGCCAATTCCTGCTATAATAAGGCTGGAACAGCTTGTTCCAGTGGTTTTGATGATACGTTCGCTGCTGTCGGCAAACTTTAGCGAGCGTATCATTTTTCGTTTTCATCGGGTAGCGGATGGTTTTGCAAATACTCTGAAATGGCTCTGCGCATAAACTGACTTCGGTTAAGGTCGCATACGGTGCAGTAGCGATTGATCTCTGCCAGCATTTCCTTGCTGACGTTGGCGTTGCACTGTGCACCATTCGGGTTGTTGTACGTCATACTCGTTCACCTCCTTTCGGCGTAATTATATTATACCACTTTTCCTTGTGAAGTAAATAATTTCAAACGATTTTACGATGTAATTTATAATACATACGAATTGCCGAAATTATGTTACTTTTCTTTACGCCCCGCTTCGTACCCTGCCCGGTAGTTC